GGAGAAAATATGGACTTTGAAACATTAAAAAGCTCGTCAAGCAATTTTGACAAGTTAACAAAAGCACTAGAGCAAAATCTTGCTCCAGAAGATCAATCAAATAAAAACAAATACCAAGACGACAGATTTTGGAAACCAGAGTTAGATAAAACTGGTAACGGTTATGCTGTTATTAGATTTCTACCTGCTGTAGAGGGCGAAGACTTACCTTGGCAACGAGTTTGGTCACACGCTTTCCAAGACAAAGGTGGCTGGTACATTGAGAACTCATTAACAACATTAGGTCAAAAAGATCCTGTTAGTGAAGAAAACACAAGATTATGGAATACAGGTGTTGATAGTGATAAAGAGATAGCAAGAAAAAGAAAAAGAAAACTATCTTACTATTCTAACATACTTGTTGTGTCAGACCCTAAACATCCAGAAAATGAAGGTAAAGTATTTTTATTCAAGTTTGGTAAAAAGATATTTGATAAGATTACTGAAGCGATGCAACCAGCATTTGATGATGAGAAGCCAATTAACCCATTTGATTTTTGGAAAGGTGCGAACTTTAAACTAAAAATTAGAAAAGTTGATGGTTATTGGAACTATGACAAATCTGAATTTGAGGGTGTAACAGCTCTTGCTGAAAGTGATGACAAGATTAAAGAAGTCTGGTCAAAACAACACGCTCTTAAACCTTTCCTTGACCCTAGTAATTTTAAAACCTATGATGAACTCAAAGAGAAACTGAATAGGGTAATTACGGGTGATCGAAACGCTAGTACCGTTGAGAACGCAAACCTCCCGCCTCAAACCAATGGTAAAGCGAAAAGCGATACAGTTAACTCTAAACCTGAGCTAAGTGATGATGATGACGATACGTTGTCATACTTTAGTAAATTAGCTGAGGAAGAGTAAAATCTCTCTCTAAAACTGAATGCTTTAAAGGGCAGCGAGAAATCGCTGCCTTTTTTTTACTTTCCAGCGTATAAATATTGTTATGGCCAGTATATTAGATCCATTAGTAGATAAACAAGGTGGTATAAGAAAATCAGCGGCTTGGTACAGATCCAATGTACAATCACTTGCTGATAGAGTTACTGCTAATAAATTAATGAGTCAAGGTAAACTAATAGGTAGACCTAGTGCTGGTCGTTTGAATATGTTTTTTTATGACCCTAAATTAAAAAAGAAACTACCATATTATGATACCTTTCCACTTGTATTGCCTTTACAATCAATACCTGGTGGATTTATGGGGTTAAACTTTCATTATTTACCTTACTTGTTAAGGTTTAGATTATTAGAAAGATTACAAAAATTTGCTGATGGTGGTATGAAATCTACCACAAAATTTGAAGCAACTTATGATGATGTAAAAGGAATTAATTTAATTAAACCAACAATTAAAAAGTATTTGTATAGTCACGTGAGATCACAGTTTTTAAGAATAGATTTTGATGAAGCAGCGTTGGCTGTTTATTTACCTGTACAACAGTTCCGAAAAGCTGGTACAAGTAAAGTGTGGTCAGATAGTAGGAGAATGATTTAATGTTTGTTTATCAGTTACAAAATAAAGTTAATGATAAAAAGTATATTGGTATAACTACTAGAAATGTAAAAACAAGATTAGTTGAACACGTTGCTAGAGCGAAGAAGTATGGTGGCCAAAGAAACAGATTTTACGCCGCTTTAAATAAATATGGGTTAAACAACTTTGATTTAAAAGTATTGACAGAATGTAAAAATAAAGCAGATTTAGAGAAAAAAGAAATAGAATTTATAGATAAATTAAAACCAGAATATAATTTAGCTACAGGTGGTAATGTTGGCGCTAAAGGTTTTAAATGGACACAAGAACAGTTAGATAATGTTAGTAAAAAAAGAAAAGGTTTATTAGCAGGTATAAAGAATCCTATGTATGGTAAAAAAGGCAAATTAAATCCAATGTCAAATCCTGAAGTTTATGCTAAATGGGTTGCTGCTATGGAAAAAAGAGGGTACAATATGAGAAAGGCAGGTAACTAATATGGCGATACTCCGAGGAGGCATAAGAATATTTGGACAAGACATAAGAATTGGTCTTCCAAGAGATAACACTTTAACAACAGGTGGTATTTTAAAAAGAGCTGCTGAACTTCCAGGTAAAAGTATAGGCGCAAGTGAAAATACAATTGGCCGATTTATGGCCAATATATCACAAGGTGAGGGTATGGCAAGACCTACAAGATACCTTGTAAGATTTTTTATGCCTAACAAATTAAAAACAGATAATTCTACTTTTGTTTCACAAGATACAGGCGATGTTCCTGTTACAAGTAATTCAGGTATTAATGACGTAGGCGGCCAAGAAATGGCTAGAAATGTTGGTATGATGTGTAATAAGATTACTATGCCTAGTAGAGATGTAAACACAAAAGATTATATCACATATGGACCAAAAAGAGCTATGCCATATGCTTATTCTTTTCCAGGCACAGTTGAGTTAACGACTTATGGTGATAAATTTTTAAGACAAAGAATGTTTTTTGAAAGTTGGCAAAAAATGATATTTAATATTAACACACATAATATGAATTATTATGATGATTATACTGGTGAAGTTGATATACTTCAATTAGGTTCATTTGACGCTGATAATGATAGAGATAGAGTTACATATGCTGTTAGATTATATGAATGTTATCCAGCAACAATTGGTAGTTACGATTATGGCTACGATCAAAGAGATTCAATTGTAAATTTACCTATCACATTAAATTTTAAATATTGGAGAAATTTAGGTATTGACCAAGTTAGTGGATTTTCGGTTGGTAAATCATTTGGCACATTACCTGAAATTAAACCTGCTGCTGGTTTTGGTGGCTTATTGGGTGGTATACTAAATAGATTACCTCCTGAACTAAAAAGAGCAGGTAGAGATGTTACTAATACGATAAGAAGAAACTTACCGATTGGTAGAGCGACTGGTGGAAGAGTATTCCCACCATTTTTATAATTAATATAATAAGGAGATATAATGCCGTTACCCATAGTTGAAACACAAACATATGAATTGACATTACCATCTGCTGACATAAAAGTCAAGTATAGACCATTTCTTGTAAGAGAAGAAAAAATACTTTTACAGGCTATGGAATCACAAAAACAAAACGAAATTGTAGAGGCTTTAAAACAAATAGTAAGTGTCTGTACTTTTAATAGTTTGAATGTTGAAGACTTGCCAACTTTTGATTTAGAATATATTTTTTTAAATATAAGAGCTAAATCTGTTGGTGAAATAGCTAAACTTAAAGTTTTATGTCCAGACGATAAAGAAACATATGCTGATGTTGATATTGATTTAACCAAAATTGAGGTTCAAGTTGATGATAAACACAATAATAATATTGTTGTTGATGAAAATAAAAAAATAGGTTTGATAATGAAATATCCTACCCTAGGTGCTGTAGATACAGACACTAAGTTTGATGCAAAAATATCATCAAAAGTTTTATTTGACATCATATCAAAATCAATTTATCAAGTATATGAAGGCGATAAAATATATAACGCTACTGATTATACAAAAGACGAATTGACAAAATTTATTGAAAGTTTAGATTCTAAAACATTTTTGAAAATACAAGAGTTTTATGATACAATGCCTAAATTGATGCACGAAATTGAAGTATTGAATCCTAAAACACAGGTTAAGAGTAAAGTTATGTTACAAGGACTAACTGATTTTTTCGGATAGCCCTCTCACACGATAGTTTAGAAAACTATTTTAGTGTAAATTTTGCTTTGATGCAACATCATAAATATTCTTTAACCGAGTTAGAGAATATGATACCTTGGGAGAGGGAGGTTTATGTAACTTTACTCGCTAATTATATTAAAGAAGAAAACGAGAAAAGGCGTAGAGAGGCGCAAAAGTAATGGACAACACAGTTAAAAAAACTGTACAATTAGAATTAGAAGTTGATACAGTATCAAAAGGGCCAAACAAATACCAAGGTGTAATTGACTTGGCAAAAGCTATTGACGCTTGGAGAATATTTCCAAGAATATTCATCACAACATACATTTATCTATTATACAAAGTAACAGTTTGGTTTATGGCATTACCAGATCCAAATAATGCTCAGGCAGGTTTAGTATCAGTAGTCGTTGGTGCTGGCGCTGCTTGGTTTGGTTTATATGCTGGTACAGGACCAAAGATGCAAAAAGAAGATAAGAAATAAAAATGGCCGAAGCAACAGCAGGAGCATTACAGATAGTACAAACTCAACAGAATCTAGTTGGTAGAACTGTTGTAGGTGGAGCTTCAGCTGTTACTGGCCAAGCACCAGATAAAGTACAAGTTGGTATTTTAGAACAAATAAGAGATATTACATTAAAATCATTTAGAGCTACAACTAATATTGCTAAGACACTTGTTGATTCACTTAATTTTGAAAAAAATAAAGCGGCAAGAGAAAGAGATCAAGCTGCTGAATTATCAAAAGAAAGTGGAGTAAAAGGTGAAAGTAAAGGTGTTGGTGATGCAGTTACAAAAGCACAAGGCGATGCTGAAAAAGAAGGTGGTAAATTTGTATTGTTTATGGGTGGCCTTGGTAGATTATTTAAAACTATATTAAAACCATTTAAATCATTAATGAACTTTGTTATGAAAATAGGTCCTATTGCTAGACTTTTTACTGCTTTAGGTCCTGCGGCTAGTGGTCTATTAAGATTTACAGGAATAGGTACAGCTATATTTTTATTAATTAAATACGGTGATGAAATATTAAAAGCATTAGAACCTGTTATTACAGCAATCAGTAAAA